ATGGCGCTCATAAATCTGGTATACTTACCTTTACACATTGGGGCTGATTCTGGATTCGACGGGATTTGCGAAACCCAAGGTGCATGCCGAGGGGCGGTTGGCCTCGTAAAAAGCCGCAAAAAATAGTCGCAAACGACGAAAACTACGCTTTAGCAGCTTAATAACCTGCTTAGAGCCCTCTCTCCCTAGCCTCCGCTCTTAGGACGGGGATCAAGAGAGGTCAAACCCAAAAGAGATCGCGTGGAAGCCCTGCCTGGGGTTGAAGCGTTAAAACTTAATCAGGCTAGTTTGTTAGTGGCGTGTCCGTCCGCAGCTGGCAAGCGAATATAAAGACTGACTAAGCATGTAGTACCGAGGATGTAGGAATTTCGGACGCGGGTTCAACTCCCGCCAGCTCCACCAATCATGATTGGACGGTGTAAGGACAACACCAACAAAAACAGGAAGTTAGCAGTCTCAGCAGGACACTGACCAGACGGTGAGGAGACAAAAAAGGATACGCAAAGGAGCCGCGGCTCCCGAGTGACACAAAAGCCCGCTTATGCGGGCTTTTTGTTTTTCCCTTAAGTTCCTAGCCGCTTATCTATAACTATGGAAAAATGTTAACCCTGACTGTATGCTAACAAAGGGATGTATATGTCGGTTTTTCATAACTGGCTGCTTGATATCGCAAGCGGGAATTACTTTATCTACATCAAACGCCTTTCTGCAAACGACACTGGCGCAACAGGTGGCCATCAGGTCGGACTTTATATCCCCTCAAATATCGTTGAAAAGCTTTTTCCATCTATCAATCATACTCGCGAACTGAACCCTTCAGTCTTCCTTACTGCGCATGTATCATCCCATGATTGCCCAGATACCCAAGCACGCGCAATTTATTACAACAACCGTTATTTTGGTAAGACCCGAAACGAAAAAAGAATTACGCGCTGGGGGAGAGGAAGTCCATTACAGAACCCTGAAAATACAGGAGCTCTCACAATTCTTGCTTTCAGGTTAAACGAACAGAACACTGACTGTTCCGAGGTAGATATATGGGTCTGCGTCAATCCCGATGAAGAGGATATCATCGAGTCTGCTATTGGCGAAATCATACCTGGAACCCTAATTTCCGGCCCTGCCGGACAAATTTTGGGCGGATTATCTCTTCAGCAAACTCCAGTAAATCATAAATATGTTATTCCTGAAGACTGGAAGAAGCGTTTTCCTTCTGGAAACGAAATTATTCAATATGCTGCTGGCCATTATGCTAAAAACTCCAAGGATCCAGATGAGCAACTGATTGACCGTCGGCGTGTCGAGTATGATATTTTTCTACTCGTCGAGGAATTACATGTTCTTGATATTATTAAGAAAGGATTCGATTCTGTAGATGAGTTTATTGCATTAGCCAACTCTGTCAGTAATCGACGTAAATCAAGGGCAGGCAAATCACTTGAACTTCACCTAGAGAAGCTTTTTATCGAGCACGGACTACGGCATTTCTCCACTCAGGCAGTTACTGAAGGTAATAAAAAACCAGATTTCCTGTTTCCTTCAGCAGAGGCATATCATAACGTTGAATTTCCTGTAGAAAACTTACGTATGCTGGCAGTAAAGACCACCTGCAAAGATCGCTGGCGTCAGATACTGAATGAAGCAGATAAAATCCATCAGGTACATTTATTTACACTGCAAGAAGGTGTTTCTTCAGCACAATACCGAGAAATGAAAGATGCGGGTGTCAGACTCGTTGTACCATCAACTTTACATAAAAAATACCCAGAAGCAGTTAGAGAAGAATTAATAACGCTCGGAGCATTCATTACTGAGCTGATAGAGCTTTACGCTGAACTATCATAGGCTGACTCCCGGCTTAAAAGGCCGGGAGGTGTTCTCAAGGCTGCCCAGTCTTACCAGCATCAGCAGAAACAGCTTTGAGGATATAGGGTTCCAGAAGTCTGGCAACAGCTTCAAATACTGGCACCACAACTGAGTTACCGAACTGCCGATATGACTGAGTATCTGAAACCGGAATACGGAATGGTTTCCCTCCAGGTTTTTCAAATCCCATAAGGCGTGCGCACTCTCGGGGAGTCAGCCTGCGTGGTCGACGAGCCTGATTACTCTCATTCATAAAGTCAGCCTCTCCCGTTGCCATATCCCAACCACGATCAATAAGAATTTCTGATCCGTCTTTGTGATATCTGGCAGAAAGTGTGCGTGCAATGCTTTCCTTATTCTCAGGATTGACCAACCCAAAGCCAAAACCATTCCCCTTGGCTGCATGCTTTTTGGCGTAGTTATAAAGGTACTCCCATAGTTTTGGCGTAAGTATATATTTACTGTCGACTACAGGCTCCAGCAATTCACCAAATGATGGGCGGTGTTCCGGATAAAAACGACTGATATCACGCAAGGTAAACCCCTTGTGAATATTCAGATCTCGTCTAAATCCGACCAGAACAATGCGTTCACGATGCTGAGGCAAAAAATGCTTCCCATCGATAATCTTTGGATCGTTTTTTCCCATTTCTGCAGCATCGGCAACTTCGTAGCCCAGCTCGTCAAGGGTCTCCATAATGACTTTGAAAGTTTTACCCTTATCATGGCTCTTCAGATTTTTGACATTTTCCAGCACAAAAATTGCCGGTTTTTTTGCTCGTATAATACGTGCCACGTCAAAAAAAAGTGTTCCTTGTGCTTCACATTCAAAACCATGCGCACGGCCAAGTGAGTTTTTCTTACTAACACCAGCAAGACTAAATGGCTGGCACGGGAACCCCGCAAGAAGCACATCATGATCCGGCACATGCTCATCAATATATGCATAAGCATCCGTTTCCAATACATCGGTTTTATCACTCAACGTGACTTCCCGAATATCGAGATTGAATTTATGCACCTGTTCATCGTTAAACCAGTTGGCCTTGTATGTACGCACAGCATCTTTATTCCATTCACTGGTAAAAACACACTGGCCTCCAATAGCCTCAAAACCTTTTCGTATCCCTCCAATTCCAGCAAATAAGTCAATGAAGCGGAAAGCATATTCCGGATGGTTTGCAGGTGGTTCTGGTAGCATCTTACGCAGAAGAGACTCTTCTACTGACGTCAACGATTTTGGTAAACACTTGCCATTAATCCAGCGGTTAATGGTTTCACGGCTCCACTCATTTTTTCCGACTTTTCTCAGTAATTCAGCCACATACTTCTGATCATAGATTTCCAGCACTTTCTCGATAAGCTTTTTATCATTTTCCTGTCGCAGCTTTTCTTCCGCCTCGGCTTCCTTCAGCAGATGCTGTGCCAACACTTCAAATTCAGACATAATTCCTCCAAGGGGTCTAATGGGTGAAACTCTATCACTCATTCAACCCAGAAGGAAATGTTTTGTCTGGATATTTAAACAGTGACTACAACGTAATCTAGCACTAGTGATGCTTTGTTAGGCATAGAGAATCATTCTATATACGACTAATGACAGAAAAACAGCAGACAAGTAGTTTGCTCATAAATTAACGCATACTACGTGCCTACGGTTTTCGAGACCGGTCCAATCATCAAACGAAACATAAAATTAATTCACATTATGAGGAAAAGTATCTTTTTTGTACTATATAAATTCAAAGGCTTAGCCTCATTTCCCCGATGGTTTTCTCAACACTACTGGTTGTGAGTCCTTGCAATGTTCATTAATATACGTCTCACAAATAATTCATAGATATTGCAAAATGGATATTACTGAGTTTCCTTCTGGAGTAATTGAACACCTTGGCTGGTATGTATACCGATTGATTGATCCGAGGGACGGAAGCACCTTCTATGTAGGGAAAGGCAAAGGTAACCGCGTATTTGCCCATATGCGCGGTGAAGTGGCAGCGACTGATGATGACGAGTTACTGAGCAACAAGCTAAAGCAAATTAGAGAAATAAGGTTAGCAGGACTTGAGGTTATCCATGTCATCCATCGACACGGAATGACTGATGAAAAGACGGCGTACGAAGTTGAAGCAGCACTTATTGATGCCTACCCTGGGTTAACGAATATCATGAATGGTGCTGGCAGCAATGAATTCGGCGCCGCGCATGTCAAAGAGTTGATAGCAACATATCAACCCGAAACCATAACATTTCATCATAAAGCATTAATGATTTCCGTTAACAGAAGTGCAAAGGATTCAGAGCTTTATGATGCGGTTCGATTTAGCTGGCGCATTAATGTCTCTCGCGCCAGCCAAGCAGAAGTCATTCTTGCTACTGTGAGGGGGATCGTTCGAGGGGTTTTCATTGCTGATAAATGGCTCAAATCAACACGTGAAAATTTCCCTACGATGAAATACTGGGACGAGGATCCGGACTTTGAGGCAACACAAAGTTCTCGCTATGGTTTTGAAGGTCGAGAAGCCCCACCTGAAATAGCAAATCTTTATCTTGGAAAAAAAATACCAGATGAATTAAGAAAAAAAGGAGCTATGTCCCCGGTCCGTTACTCACCTAATTTTTGAGTCTTTAAGTGATAAGCATAAACCGCAGCACGATCTTCTTGCATACGACGTGCTACGGTTTCATTTATCTCCGACCGGAAACTTCTTATACAGTGTCGATATACCAACATCATAGATGATCGCCACCTTCTGGCGAGGAACGCCTGATGCAATTAATCGTCCGGCCTGCTCCCATTGTTCTGGTGTAAGTTTGGGGCGACGTCCACCAATTCGTCCCTGTGCGCGAGCTGCTTCCAGTCCAGCTTTTGTTCGTTCAACAATCAGTTCACGCTCCATTTCAGCCAGGGCACCCATCACATGAAAGAAAAAGCGCCCCATTGGGGTACTGGTATCAATTGAATCCGTCAGACTACGAAAGTTGATGCCTCGTTCGCGCAACTCCTCCACCAGCACGACAAGATGCCGCATACTGCGTCCCAGTCGGTCCAGTTTCCAGACCACCAGCGTGTCACCTGCCGATAATGTCCTGAGCAGCTTTTTCAGTCCTGGTCTGTCGGACTTTGTACCGCTTATCTTGTCTTCAAAAATCAGCTCACATCCTGCACAGTTCAACGCATTACGTTGTAGATCGGTGTTCTGGTCATTTGTTGATACGCGTACATAGCCAATAAGCATAGTGGATCCCTCTGACAAAAGCAGGAATGATGCCATTTGCTCGTTATTTCTGCATTTTCATAAACGTTGGTTTGGGAGAAGGCTCTGCATTACCGGTTGGGGTGCCTGTTCCGTGGCCTTCAGCCACTCCGCCAACAGGCTGGCTGAAATGCAACGGTGCCGCTTTTTCTGCTGAAGAATACCCGGAACTGGCAAAGGCTTATCCGACAAATAAATTGCCTGATTTACGTGGTGAGTTTATTCGTGGCTGGGATGACGGGCGTGGTATTGATGCTGTACGTGCCTTGCTAAGTCTTCAGAATGGAGGAGTGGAATCACACACCCACCAAGGGCAGCTCTTCAGAGTTAGTGATTATCGTACAAAAGAAATACCAGCATCAGAAGTTATGGGAAGAGGATATATTGCAAGCCTGACGCCGGGTGCTGATAGCCCACTTGATTTTGATGATTATTCTGTATCTTCTAATCCAAATGGATATTTTGTCGGGAATCAGAGAACAACAGCATATGGGATAAATGAAACCCGTCCACGGAATATTGCATTTAACTATATCGTGAGGGCTGCATAATGGATAACGCTGTATTAAATAGCGAGTTTATTGCTACAAAGGCGGGGAATATTACCGTCTATAACTATGATGGCGAAACACGGGAATATATTTCCACATCAACTGAATATCTTGCCGTTGGTGTCGGTATCCCTGCATATTCCTGTTTAGATGCCCCTGGCACATACAAAGCTGGTTATGCAATCTGCCGATCTGTAGATTTTAACTCATGGGAATATGTGCCAGACCATCGCGGTGAAATCGTCTTTAGCACCGAAACAGGAGAATCAAAAGAAATCACAGTTCCGGGTGATTACCCTGATAATACAACCACTATCGCCCCGTTAACGCCATACGATAAATGGGATGGTGAGAAATGGGTGACGGATACCGAAGCACAGCATAGCGCCGCAGTAGATGCAGCAGAAGCACAGCGCCAGTCACTGATTGATACTGCAATGGCTTCAATCAGTCTGATTCAGCTGAAATTGCAGGCCGGACGTAAACTGACGCAGGCAGAAACAACCAGCCTTAACACTGTGCTGGATTACATTGACGCGGTGACGGCAACAGATACCAGCACCGCGCCGGATGTCATCTGGCCTGAACTGCCGGAGGCGTAGGCCATTCAATATCTGGCGCACTGGCGGTATCGACCAGCTCCAGTGCGTCCAGATAATCCAGCCACAAATTATATTGTGCCAGTTCCTCACCTTTCAGACGACCAATAGCTGCTTTACCAGGCCATTGCTTACCGTTCATGTAATCATTGGCTAAATCTATTCTTTTTTGCTTCTCCACATCAGCAGCGACAATTAATTCTTCTCGTGTAGGTGGAGGAATATCACCCCATGCTGGCATGTTATTTAAAGTTATAAGTTGCTTACCTGTAGGGGGAGTGCCGGAAAACTCATAATAAATGCTGTCACTAACGTTAATGGCATCATGTGGCCAACAATTATTATCAACATAATCAGCCTGCCACTCGATGGCATAAAAACGGGACTCAGATGGACTGAACACAAAACGATTCATATTAATATCCTATAGCTAAAAACATAGCGTCTGAGGTGTTTGTATTTACAGCAATATTCATCATGACCTGAGCGGTAAATCCTGTATTGCTTACCCACTCGCATGAGTTAGTTATCTGAACCCATGTTAATTTGGTAGAAAAAACGCCCCAGCAATTAACAGGGAACGGGACAGGGAAAGTCACTGGCACAGAATTTACTACACCGACAGTAGTCAAATTTGCGAGCGTCCGGCGAAACACCTGAATCTTAAGACCATCAGGACCTGTAAATAACAAATTATCGGTGTACTGCCCGCTTGCTCTTAAACCAAGGTTTTCGAGAGCCGTTTTCACCGTGCCATCCGATTTGATATCGCCAAACGGATTCTTGCGGCTTAACAGCAGCGCACGAAGCGCGGTAAGCAACTGGTCGTGCCGCGCCTTCTCCAGGCTGGCACCGGATGCCTCCACCACGCTGCAGAGTTCTTCCTGCAACATATCAAAGTAGTCATCATCCAGATCGGTGGCAGGTGTGCCGGTCTGGGGGTTACCACGAGTAAAACCGTTCTTACCCGCGCCGAACTTATCCTTCTGCGCGGTTTTAGTGTCTATGCGATGCATGGATTACTCCGGATATTTAAAAATTACGTAGGTATGCGACGGGCAGAGTTTGTTAAGCACACACTCGACAACGGTGTCGCCCCATATACGCAGTGCGGAATCACAGGGATCGCCACATGTCATCCAGGTGGTGTTGGTGGCGGCTGGCATGTTGATCTGCCAGTAATACCGCCATTCCGGCGCATTCACCGCGTCAGTACAGGCCGATGAGCAGGTGAAGGTGCTTTTGTCGTATCGCGTGATGGTGGCATCTGGCCTGCCCAGGGCAGCAAGCTGTGCAAGATAAAAATCCTCGTTGATGCCGCCCGCCAGGTTAACCTTCGCATCCAGCCGTTGCTGACGCTGGCGAAGAGTCTGCGTCCCTGCCGGAATACATTCATCCGGCAGGCCGCACAGACGCTCCCAGCGGTTTATCAGTTCGGTGGTGGTGCGCGGATCCAGCTCCTGCATCAGGGCATCCGCACGCTGATGAACACGGGTTAATGACGGTGCCGCACCGGCAATCGCCGGATCGCTGGCTGACCACGCCGGACCGGGCGGCAACAGTGCTGACAACAGACGGATGTAATCATCGTTTGTCACGTCCATGAAATCGCCCCCAGAACCGCCAGTTCATTTTTCGTAATGGTGATATTGTCCGCCGGTGCAAGCAACTGATGGCTGTATTCCCCGTTCGCACCGGAAATCGCTTCACTGATACGTGACACCTTCAGTTCTCCCTGCGGATAACCATCACGCAGCAGGAACGAACGCAACTCCGCGGTGATGGCAGCCCGTATTTCCGGTGTGTCCGGCGTCACACGGATATGAAAATCCACCGTATGTGCCACCGGCCTGAACACATACAAATCAGAGCCTGCCACCGGGGCCAGTGGCCCGATATGTTGTCTTGCCGCCGTTTCCGTTGATTCTTCCGGAATGGGATTAATCAGGTCACTGCTGGCAATCATCACACCGACAGTCCCCGTTCCCATCCAGTGTCGGTATGTCCATGCGCGGGTAATGCCAGGCACTTCTTTAGCCCAGACGACATAGTCCCCGTCAGCCCCGCCCTGCGGCGTCCAGTAATACCGCTCAATGACGCGGGCGCGCCACGTTTCCAGCTCTTCAGTATCAAATCCGCCTGTCAGGGTGTCAGCCACACCGGAAGACGGCAGACCATTCACCGGCGTGACCAGGATTAATGCCGTACCGTCGTCAGCGTTACCGACCGCACCTGCACTTGAGCAGGCGATCGGCACGCGCAGGACACCACCGGAGCTGATTGCATCGTCAGTTGTCGTGTACTGCACCAGGTCATCGCGCTGAATAACACTCCCGGCAGTCACCTTCAGGCCATCGCTGACACCTTCCCAGCGCATATACCCGCTGGCAACCGTGGCTCCCTTGCGCGGACACCGTTTCATCGCAGCATGTCGCGCCAGCCAGGACTCATCGCACAGGTCAGGCAGCATATTCATTGCCAGATAATCGATGTAACCGTAGACCGTATGCAGCGCCGCCGCATACACCTTTGCCCGCACGTCTTCATCCATGCGCCGGAGCGTGTCGCTGACGTCCAGCCTGGCGAATAAATCGTTACGGAGCATACTGATATTTTCTGCCAGCGTCGGGCGCTGAAATTCACTGTCCGCCATGCGTTATCGCACTCCACAGATCATCAAAAGAAATCATTACTGGTCCATCACGACGCCAGAGGGTGATACTGTTACCCAGCTCATTAATCCCGGTGCGGCGGATATCCAGATCAATACGGAACACCACGCCGTCATCAGTCATCCATTGCAGGCATTCGCGGATATATCCCCTTACCGTCTGCACCAGCTGATTGGTCAGTTTGCTGCGCTGAAGCAACCACAGTCGGGAGCCGTAACGGTCATTCTGTACCGCAGGCCAGGTATCCCCCCACCATCCCATCGGGACGTCGGCATTGTCATCAGGCTCCGCCCGCCGCCAGGTGAACAGGGAAATCACCACGGCGCGGGTCAGCGGATCCAGCGGTGCGCTGGCGCAGGTGCGTTTACCGTTCACCGTCAGCCACAGTTCCATCATGCCTCCATCGCTTTATCAGGTTTGTCGGTGTTACTGCCCTGACCGTTCTCTCTGTGACGATGCCCGTTATAGGCAAGCCGCATCGCTGACATGGTGGTGCCGCCGGAGTCGCACAGGTCTTTCACCTGTCCGGTCACTTCCAGATCCATTTCAAAACGTGCTTCAGGTGCATTGCGAAACGTGATCGTTTTCCCTGCACCGTCCACCACGATCCCCTCCCGGGTCAGCGTCACAGACTGCCCCTGATCGTCATAGACAGCCACCTCACCCGTTTGCAGCCCTTTCAGGCGGTAGCGCCGGTCCGACACCGTAACAACCACCGCATGAGAACGGTCGCCATCCGGAAACAACACCACCGCTTCCGCACCGCTGTTTGCCCTTGCGGTAAAACCGTAGGGTTCAAGATGTTCAACCCCGGCTTTGGGTTCACCGGCAATCAGGGACACATCCACGGTCTGACATTTCGTGGCGGCACTGATGCTTTTCACCACTGCCCGCCCAATCAGGCCGAGAAGTTGTCGCTGCATGGCTTCAATCGTCCTCATCAGAACGGGTCCTCCTGTACTCTGGCTTTTTTCTTTTTCCGCGCGCCGGGGGCTTCGGGTTCAGGCAGATAAGCATCAGGCGGGCCGACACGGATTTCCGTCAGGGTGCCGTTCTGGTCCTGAGTAAACGTGACTTCCGAGACAAGCAGTTCGGTATTGTCGAAACCACAGACCGGATCGAAGACAATCACCCGCTGGTTGGGCTGCCACAGCGTACCGTTACCCTGTCGCCAGCCCTGCACCACATAGGTGGTTTCATCCGTCCGCGCCGCCCGTTGTCGGGCTTCAAAGTCAGCACGCGCAATACAGCCTGCCCCCGTGGCCTGCCCTGTCTGCCTGATATACATCGGACGGTAACGGGCAATAAATGCGTCCTCTGTGCGGGCCCGCAGCGCGGTGGTGGTGGCCTCACCGAAATCATCGTCGTTTCCGGCACGCTGCCCCGCCACCTGGTAAACAGAAAATCGCTCCCGGATACTCTTCTCCGTATCGCAGGAAAGGATGTTTTCCCCGAGTACCAGCGCAGTATGTGCCCGCGTTGAGCCAATACCGCCAATCACCAGCCTGCCGTGCGGGTCGTCGTAAGCCAGTGCCTGCTGCTGACCGAGTATTTTGTTGATTACCTCAATCACCGTTTCACCGTGATCAGGCTGAACATCAGGAATAACACCCGACGGCGCACCGCTGTTCACCACCTCAATGCCGAAAGGCGCAGCAAGCGCCTGCGCAATCTGCACCAGCGAGCGTCCGTTAAACTGTGTCGGTTCGGCTGCACAGTCAATCAGGTCAGCCGTCAGACTGCGTCCGGCAATACCGGTGCTGACCGAACGGGAATCGTAACGAACGGGCGTCGCCTCCACCCAGCCGGTGATCACCAGCTCATCACCAATCAGCACTTCCACTTTTGAACCGTTTTTAATGCGCGGCTGAAGCGTGGTGATACCCTCATCTCCCGGCCACTGGCGGGTGATCTCCACACTGAAATCCCGCGCCAGCCGTTCAATACCGGCACCGATGCGCACCGATGTCCAGCCATTCCACTCCCGGCCATTTACCCGTAGCGTGACGTTATCGTTCATTGCACTGGCACCTTCAGAGGGATCACCGGCACAAAGCCGGGATGCGTAATGGCATTACGCCGGATAATGTCCGCGTCACGCGCCGCGTTATCAAACCAGGTCGCCGCCAGCACCAGCGCGGGTAAAACCTCATCCGGTGTGCGCTGAATGATCCGTGCAGACTGTTCAAGGCGCGTGTTGATATCCGCATTCAGATCTGCTTTCACCCGGCGCAGCGCCAGAAACAGCGCATCACTGGTTGTACGGGACAACTCCTTATCAATTGCCGTATTCAGTGTGTCGCGAATGTCGGTCAGTTCTTCCCACGTTGGCAGGTCAACCGTGTTTTTCACCGCCGGTGCATTGTTCAGTGCCGGATGCGTGACAGAAGGCCAGCCGGTGCTCTGCGCGGGTGTTGTTGACTGCCCTACTGTGGCATTCTGCATCACCGCGGAAGTTGTGGGCGCAGGCAATCGTGTGACGGCATACGCCGCTTCGCTGATTGCGGTTGTACGAAGGGTGCTGGCAACCACGTTACGCTGCTGCGTCGCCGTGGCGGTAGTTTTACTGTCCGTTTTCCAGACGCCGCGCGGTTGCAGATCGCTGCCGAGGCTGACACCGGAAAGCGTTTTGATCATGGTGACCAGGTCGCTGGCGTTACCATAAAGGCGTTTCCCGGTACGCCACATTTTCTGCACCTGCTCAACGAAATTTTTGCCTGACGATGGTGGCGGCAGAAGTACCGAGATATCCCCCTGCAACAGCCTGGCGGCATCCGATACGGCAGAATCCACCACTTTCATCGCATCAGAAACATACCCAAGCATTGTGCTGGCATTACCGACGACGTCGTTCTGCACAAAATCTGCCACGCCATCGATACTGAAACCACTGAAGCTGTCACTGATGCAGTCATCCAGTGCAGAACAGGATGACATCAGCGTCTGCGCCGTCGCCGCACCTGAAGTGGGGTAAGAGAGTTCTCCCGCTTCGACAAACTTCAGGTCAAAGCGGACAATACGCCCTTCACTCTTCGATGTGCTGACCCGAACTTCCCCGTCAACACAGACTTTCAGCTCACCGTAAGTCGGATGGACAAGCGTGCCGGGACCGGGTTTATTCAGCGCGTCAATCAGGCGATCGCGCTGGTCAAAGCAGTCATCTCCCACCACATAAGCTGTGATGGACGGGCGGAAAGTGATTTTCCCCAGGTCTTCGGTATAGGGTTTGTCGCGGTTCGGGTATTCGTGCGTTTCCACACGACGACCGGTTCCCGCACTTTCTTCTTCAACCTTAAACGGCACACCGCGAAATGACGCGTCCTGAAGTCTGTCTTTCCACGTCATATAAACTCCGTACATAAAAAATCCCACCGGAGTGGGACTCATTAACAGATTAATTTTTCATTACCTGCCAAAGCGCGTATAGCCAACATCATGGCTGACATCAAAACCGCTGGATCGCGTTTCCATAACCCGCATACCCGGAGGCGAATTCACAAAAGAGACCTTGATCTCACCATCAACTTTTGGCGCAGAAGCTTTGTTAATCATGAAGGGATTCGGGCCTGTGGCACCGGAGGCGTTGTTTGACTGAGCCGGATCTACCGCCTGATAAGGTGTGTATCCCCGCGCCGGTATTCCCGTCCCATAAGCATCATAAGCACCCGCGCCCCACTGCGCAGAGTTAATGGCATCGACCGTGTCACCGGAACTGTCGGTAAACCACTCAATAATTGGCTTCAGCTTGTCCCACATATCCTGAAACCACTTAACAACCGGTCCCCAGTTATTGATCACCATCCCCAGCGGCGACCAGGCAAAAACCTTCTTAAGAAGTTCCCAGCCAGTCTCAAAATAAGGACCAATGGTTTCCCAGAGTTTCTTAAAATAAGGTCCGACAACATCCCAGTTAGTGATAATTAATCCCGCAGCCAGGGCTATCGCCGTCGCAATCATGCCAATCGGCGTCATCGACATGATCCTGCTGACAATACTGATGGCACCGCCAACGCCCATCAATCCCAGTTTCAGAATCGCAAGACCGGCAGCAAGCCCGACGACGCCGCGAATAACCCGGGGATTTTTATCCGCAAACTTCGTGAATTTCTCCCCCAACTCCCCCAGCCATTGCGTGATATTTTTAGCGTCACCAGAAAATGCGCCGCCAATAGCCGCAAGGCCGTTAGTTGCGGTCCCTGTCATTGCCTCCCACAGGTTGGACAGCGTACCAAGCTGTGCCTGAACACGTTTATTCAGGCTGGCCTGTTTATTCATCTTCTGCTGGATCTGATCGTAGCCATCCTTTCCTTTATCGATTAGTGCATTGACCACCTGAAGGGTTTCGGCATCATCACCAAATATTGCCTTAAGTACACCTGTTCGCTTAACGTCGGTCAGTTTTCGCAGCTTTGCCAGTTGCTTAAACATGTTATCAAGACCGCCAAAACTCCCTTTGCCGTCAGTAAAATCGAGCTGCACTCCGAGTTTCTGGCGGGCCATAACTTTATTAACGTCCCTGATTTTCTTAACGCTTAATCCGGACTGGATAACTTTTCGCAGGGCATTACCTGCCGACTCCCCGTTCATCCCCATCTGATCCATCATGACGCTGATGGGGGCAAGGCTCTGTGCAGCCTGAAGACCGTCCTTGTTCACCATCTTCAGAACAGAACTGGTTTTAGTGAAGAAGGACAACATGTTGGTATCGTCAACGCCCAGATAAAACGCCTTCTGGATAGTGTCGAACAGCCCCATCATGTCTTCTGACGCCGTTCCGGTAGCATCCTGCATCTTTGCAGCAAACTCAGCAGCCGCTTCCGGTGTTTTTTTCAGTTGTACCGCAAGATAAGCTGTCGCTTTACCCACACCACCCAGAATGTTTTCTACCGGGATCCCCTGACGCACCAGCATCTGCATCATGTTCTGGAAATCAGCCGTTGTACCGGGTAGCTGGTTACCCAGGCCAATAGCCAGTTTATTGATGTCCTGAAAGCTCTTTCCAACCTCGCCGTTCGCATCCATCATGGCGACTTTCAGCCCGGTGGCGGCGTTTTCCTGATCGGCATAAGATTTCAGGGAAAGCGTCAGACCCGCTGCCAGTCCGCCACCAAGCGCCAGCCCACCCTGTGACGCTTCTTCCGCCTGGCGTTTAAATCCCCGGATTTTCTTTTGCATTTTCGACAGCGCCGGAGAAAGCCTGTCGACACCGGTGATCAACGCCTTAAGCTCAAATTCAGCCATGTGTGCGTTTCTCCTGCTCTATCCTGTTTGCCTGACTGACCAGTAAGGGAATTTCACTGATCGGCATATTCAGCAATTCGAAAGGATTAATGCGCCAGTAGCTGGCGCAGTCAAAGAAGCGATCAGTGAGGTATTCAGCCGTCAGGCCTGGAGGAAAAAACCGGCCACAAGCCACGCCGCTGCATTCAGGTCTGCCGGAGACATCTGGTCGACAGAGCTTTGCGGCACTTTCGCCAGCCGCACGATGTATTTCGATACCACATGCGCCAGAAGTCTGACGGACTCATCCTGATTCATCTGGTAGGGATATCCCAGCTCGCGGACATCTTTCCCGGTGGGCTCATCAAACTCCAGTACGGAGAGTGTCTCGCCATGAGCGGTAATCGGTTTCTTTAACTCAAGCTCTTTCATTACTGGTAATCCCCTTCTTCACCGTGGAACTCAAGATCAACCGTGCCTTCTTCGGCATTATGGTTCGCTTCGCCGTGCAGCCAGGCAGACGACAGTACATAGACCTGACCGTTCGCCAGCTCGGCAGTGATTGTCATCTCATCAGACGAGGTGATTTTGTTCACCGGAAAATTCTTCGGCACCTTGAAGGTCCCTTTGACATAAGGCGCACGGTGAGTTTCCTTGCGGTCCACTGAGCCGTCCAGGCCGATGATGTCATCATTGACCGTCCTGTTCATGGGCACCTCAATGCCGCCGGTCAGCGATAGCTGCTGACCGTCAATTTTGAAATAACAGGTTCCCCCGATACGGGCCATTATGCAGACTCCTCTGAATACTGAAGACGGAACTGGTTAACCACGGCAAAGACACGCAACTGGTTAACATAGTCAGGCGGGAACAGCGTGTTCAGGCGGTTCGGATCGCTGGCATCACGCTCTACAACCAGGTACTGCTTGAACAGTTCGTAGTTTTCCACGATCCCCGCACGCTCGAGCTGACGGTAGGTTGCCAGCAGTTCCCCTTTGATCACCGCCGGGGTGACAATCGCCTGACCGGGACCAAAGCGGGTACCGTCACTGGCAAGCTTGTGACGCCCGTACTTACTGGTAATGACGGATTTCAGTTTGCGCAGTACATACGCACTGGTATGCAGCGTCTCGCTGTCGAGGTAGCTGTTATCCGCAACCCCGTAAGCATTTTTCCTGTACGTGGTGACATCACGCTGAATGCGCAGCACCCCGCTTTCGACATACGCCGTTGCCACGCCATGAGACAGCAGAGTCTGTTGTTCGGTCATCGTGAACCGTTTCCCCTTCGGCGCAGGCAGCATACCCACCAGCTCACCGGTCTGCGTGGGACGTGCCGGATCGTTGCGAATAAACACCGCTGCGCGGGCGGCACGGCTTGCCGCCAGCTCGTCGGCAGGCGTCTGGGTCTCTTTTTCGTACCCCGCCAGGGTAATGTGCTGCTGGTTAAACTGGTCACCTGCGGTCACCAGTTCTGACAGCGTGCCGATCTTTGCCGTATACACATGACCATACAGCTGACGCGCATAGCTCCAGCGACCGCTGGTATCGTTCATCTCGGTCACCAGCGTGTTAACGGAGGCCGTGTCGTTGAACGGAAGACCGATATAATCAAACGGCTCATCCGCCATTGCAGCCACCGCGCCGGTGAGAACAGGAGCCCCCGTTCCGGCGGTCCCCGCCGCCACGGCAATCTGTACGCCCGCAGGCAGCACTTCTCCCCCACCGAAGCCGTAGTAATTGAGGCTGACAGGAATTTCATTCCCGCAAAGCCCCTTATGACGCGCGGTCAGTGTGACCACGCCAGCCGAAGATGAGGCCGTAAACGGCAGGGCCGGAACGGCATTGATGGCATCCTGGATACTGCCGGCAATCGTCGCGACGTTATCGCCATTGGTCACCGGTGCCTGCACGCGGGTACGTCCCACATAAACATTCACCGTGCCGGTTTCGGTTGCCGCCCCGGTCACCGTCAGCGTAACCGTTGCCGCCGCGCCTGTGGCTTCCGGAACGGCAATCACATACAGCTCGCCAAACGGGTCAGTCTGGCGATAAGCCTCGACCATACGCGCCAGCTGACTTCCCGCACCACAAATCTGGCGTGCATAGTCTGCCGACGGCATCAGTACCAGACTGTTGGCAACAATCTCTGCACCGTTATTGGCATGACCAATCAGCAGCGATGCTCCGCTGTCCTGTGCAGTATTCGCCGCCTGGTTATCCATTTCCGCATAAAACAACGGAACCAGCGTATTCGACGGAATGGTGTTAAAGCTTATCGTCATCGGTATTCACCTTTTTATTCACGCGCCGGATATCACCCGCTGCTTCACGGCGCAGCCAGTAGTTGTTCTCGTCAACATTTCGCCCTTCGGCGGGCAAAAGGTCGCCGCGGGCAGGATCAGGAACTGACCGCCCTTTAACAGGTTTGACAAACATGAGGATCCTCAGGAAGGAAGGGTTATTTCGGTGTGATGTTCGATATCGCCGTCAGGCCCGTTACCGGGCTCGAGATAATCAACATCAATCGCCAGCGTTTGCAGTTCATCCAGACTGTTCAGATCATCCTGCTGGCGGGTATCGTCTTCAGTCAGCTCGCTGATGACCGAAAAATCGAACTGATAAATCAGCTCATGACGATTCAGATCCAGCAGCGTGCCGCCGTCATAGGTAATCGGGTTACCGCACGCTTCCGGGTTCCAGCCCAGCAGAGCCTTAAAGAGCATCTGCCGGACATCGTCCACCACATCATACGAGGCAAACTGACCGCGCTCATCACGCCCGTTACTCAGTATGACAACCACGGAGAAGCCCTCTTTCAGCTCCTGCCAGTAGTCGGTCTGGCTTTTGTTTTCTCCCGGAGAGTCATCACCCGGTACCACATACGCCGCCGGGAGTCTCAGCTTTCCGACCTCCGGCAGATTTTTGAACTGTGCCGCGCCTGCCACCCGGTTTTCAAAATACGGGCAGCGGGCACGCAGCGCAGCAATAACAGGCGTCAGTTTCATCTGTGTCGTCGCTCCGGCTTCAGTGATTTACGCAATTCCCGCGCCAGAAAATAGCGTGTCCAGCTGCGGTTCTTTTCAAGCGTTTCCACCATGAAGTTATTACGTGGAGCCAGTCGCCAGCCGCTGCCACCGGATGCACCACGATGATGACTACGACGACGTTTTGCTCCTCCCCGGACACCAAAAAACAGAAACGCCGGATAGAAGTCACCAGAGATCATCCGGTTCCCCTTCCCGTTGCGCTGGTTAGGGGCAATGCGTGTCATAAAACCGGCTCGCTTTTTACTGGCTCTCGGCACCATATAACCAATCGAACGAGCCAGGCGTCCGGTCTGATAACCGGGGTTTTCACCCGGTGCCGACCGCGCACGGCGCATCACCAGCCGACGGGCATCACGCATATGACGCTGCCCAATCGTGACAAACGCCCGCCGGACACGGGCGCGGTTAAAGCGCATCTCGGCGGGCTGCTGAACATCAACGTGAAAAAAGGGAGTCGCCATTGCTGCCTCCGTGACTCTGCCTACATTCGCCCAGCTCCGTACACTCCAGCAGCAGAAAGCGCCGCGCCCCGTTCAGATCGCGCTGACGTTTCACCCGGTACACACTGTCACCGCAGACCACCTCATAATCAGCGGTGATCCCCCGGCGGTAACGAATGGTGATGTAATGGGTGATGGCGTCCCCGGTCTGCGCGGTTTCCTGCCAGGTGGTGGCACTGGTCTGGATAACCTTCGCCCATGTCCGGAACGTAACCGGGTATTGAGGCTCCACGCCAAAGTTATCCGCGGGCATATCCACCCGCAGGCGGATCAGGACGCGTTTATTCAGTTCACCGGGGTCCGGCAGAATGTAGGTTGCGCTGGTCTGCGCCTGACGAATTTTCATTGCGGAAAGTACCTGTACGGGCCGACAAGCCAGCCAAAACTCTGCGGCATGTCGAGTTTCTCCACTTCCGTAACCGACGAGCGGTTTTCGTAAAAATGGCTGATAAGCATCAGCATCCCCAGACGAATATCATCCGGCAGGTGCAGTCCGTCCGGGTCGCTGTCCGGAATGGTTTCATCCGGTGCATAGAGCTTCCGGTTCAGATACGTTTCCGTCCGCTTTTGCGCCGCACAGGCCAGCAGTTGCAGATGGCGGTCATCAGCATCGAAATCCTCATCCAGCCGGAGTTGGGCTTTAATCTCTTCCATTGTCAGAAGCATACTCAGCCCTCTTTACTGGTCGTGGCTTTTTTCTCTTTTGTCGCTTTACTGCTTTTTGCACTGGTTCCGCGCTCTGCTAACCCGGCCTGAAGTGCAATCTCCTGCACCCGGGCAGGAAGCGCCCCGTCGTCATACTCACCGGCCCGAATGACCTCAACACGCATACCGTCCGGTGACCATTTCAGATCTTGTTTCAGGATCATGATTCTTCACCCGTCAGAACAGGGGGCGTGGTTCCGCGCCCCTGAGTGATTACGCCGCTGCAATCTTCAGCAGTTTGATGGCCTGCGAATCGACCAGCATCCCGCCGGTGCGCTTGGTGGTATAAAAACCGACAAACGGTTTATTGGTGTACGGGTCACGCAGAATGCGGGTGCCGATACGGTCAACGATGGTGTAACCCCGTTTGAAGTTACCAAATGCAATGGCTTTCGCATCAGCGGCGATATCCGGCATCTGTTCGTTTTCAGCGATACCGTAACCCGCCAGAGAGGACGGCTGCCCCAGTTCCAGCCCCGGACGCCACAGATAGTTACCCTCGCTGTCTTTCAGCAGACGGATGGCAAACAGGCTGTTGTTGTTCATCATGAACTTCGCGCCAGTGCGGTGTGCCTTACGCAGCGTGTAAATCAGTTTGATAATGGCGTCTGCGGTCACCGCGGTCGCTTCGCCGGATACAATATGCTGAAGTTTGCCGAACGCCCGGACCTTGTCGGTTTCATCAGTGGATTCATACGCCAGGAACCCTTTCGGCTTCTTGGTGCCATCGCCTGAGGTAAAGGCAATTTCTTCCTGTTCGGCAAATTCGGTTGCCAGCTCGCTGTTGATCCAGGCCTCCACGTTGAAGAAGGCATCGTCCAGCATTTTCTGGGTGGCCTGCGGGTTGCCGTAGATTTCCCCCATGAGAGGTTCAATCAGCTCCAGTCTGGAGGTGGCAGTCTGGGATCGCGTATCCGTTTCCCCCACCCATCCGGAAGCCGTACCGCCCAGATTCACCAGTTTTTTGTAGTCGGAACCGCCAACGGTGATCACCGTGGCTTCCTGACGCATCACCACTTCATCTTTCAGCAGGTTAAGAATGTTGCGATCCAGTTCTTCCGGCACAGCGTAGCCACCGTCTTCATCGGTACCCACCTGCAATGCCTTACGCTCCAGATCGCGCAGACCGTCTTCACGGCCTTTACGCAGGAAGCCCACAAACGCCTCTTTATGCTCGGTGGCCAGTTTATTTTGCGCTCCACCTGCCGGACGTTTCAGCTCAAGCAGCTCTTTTTCAAGGTCGCTTTTGAGATTTTCCAGCTCGCTGAGTTTCCCGTTCAGGGTTTCCACCTGCCCGGCAAGCTTGCCTTTTTCCTGCTCAATCGCATCCACGCGCTTGTCGTTCTTTGCTTTGAAGTCGTCAAACTTCTGCTGCAGCTCCTGCGCGACCTGTTCGACATCTTTAATATCAACCGCCATCGTATTTCTCCTGATTAGAAGTTCAGATTTTTCAGTGCATTCAGTGCAGAGCCCACATCCTCAGCGTCGCGCAGGGACAGTGCGCCATAGCCCCCGGCCATGAATGCTTTGGCCTGGGTACGGGAGAGTCCGACATCACGCAGGACTCTTTCGATTTTTTTTTGTTCGGGGATTTCCCCGCGGGCCAGCGAGTTCTTGACGTCGCTGATCCGCGCCTCGTCGTTAGACGGGAACGTCACCAGACTGACTTCCCAGAGGTCGATTTCTTTCAGCAGAAAGGCTTCTTTGCTCCGGTCGTATTCCCAGTCTTTCAGGACGTACCCAATAGAAAGGCCGGTTAACGAACCGGCCTTCATGTGTGCATGTGCGCGTTTTGCCAGGGGATCATCATCAATGAGCAACCGCCCCCTGACGTAAAGCCCGACATCGTCTTCCTTCATTTCGGTGTAAACACCGATGGGCTCATCCATGCGGTGCTGCCAGAGCAGCGCAGGTAACGCTTTTCTGTCACTCCACGCCCGCAGGGAAGCAGCAAATGCCCCGGACATCACCACATCATCGTGGCTGTCCTTTACACCAAAGACGGAGCCATACCCTTCAAACTCACCGGAGTCACTGACAGATTTCAGACTCAGCGGTACATCAAGACGTTGTTTCGTCTGCATTAGCGTTATCCTTCTGCTTACCGGCTTTACTGCCATCGGAGGGTTTCGTGGTCATGTTCATTGGTGTGAGATAGACATCCCCACCGGGACGCGGATTCATATCTTCCAGGTCGCGGCAGTCATTGGGAGAGTAAATTCCCCAGTTAATCCCGGTGGCGTAGGCTTCAAAACGGGACTTCATATCCCCGCGCAGTAACGCCCCGGCGTTAAATTTGGCGTAATAAACGCCCTGCTTACTTTTTCGTACCAGTCCGGTGTTGATCCGCTGTTCGATGCGGGTCAGATACGGCACCAGTGAATAGTTGATAAATCCGAGCCCCAGTTCTTCGATATTGTTGAAGGTGGCGCGATCGGTGTTCTGCACCATGTGCAACGGTACCCGGAACAGACGACAGATTTCTTCAAGCTGAAACTTGCGGGTTTCCAGGAACTGGCTGTCCTCGGCGTTCAGCGCCATCGACTTCCAGTCCAGCCCCATCTCAAGGATCATCGGGCGGTGAGCATTGCCAAGCCCGGTGTGACGCTCCTCAAAATCTTTCTTCAGGCGCTCATAAGCCTGATCCGACAGCGTCTGTTCTGTACGCAACACACCCGACGTCACCGCGCCATTGCTGAACAGTCTGGCCCCGTGCTCTTCGGTCGCAGCTGCCAGCGATATTGCCTCGCGGGCATAGGCGACGGGATTCAGTCCCACCAGACCGTCCAGCGTCAGCGTGCGCACATGCCAGATATCTTCCTGGCTCAGTACATCCGTGGAGCCGTCCGGGAATGTGACCTGGTAAACCGGTTCCCAGCGACTGTTAAGCTTCGGTACCACACAACCGGGATCGACGGGCAGCAGTTCAGCCACTTCGCCAAATGCTTTCACTTTGTAGGCGTAAAAGTTTCCCCGCAGGCACAGACAGGTGACCACCAGCTCCCAGAACTCCTGCGGCGTCATATAGCCATTGGGATGCGTGGAGATCAGCTTATGCAGACGTTCGCTAGTGGCTCTCTGCTTCAGGCTGCCGTTCAGGTGATACAGGTTGCAGGGCAACATCCCGACCGACTCCGCCAGCACCCTGACACAGGAAAAAACCGCCGTCAGTCGCATAGCCCGCTGGCTGCTGATCTGCTTTCCGGTATAGGTGTCGTAGGACAACCCGATAGCATCCGCCAGCTCTGCTGGCGTGGTCACCGGTGCGTCACTTTTTCGTTGAAATAATCCCGAAAAGAACACTATTTACCTCCGCCGACAGACGACTGTGTACGGTCGAGATATCGCGCCACCAGCCACGACCAGAACAGGCACAACGCCCCGGCAACAACAAACCCCGCCGGGGGATAAATCAGCCAGGCACCATACGCCAGCAAAAGCGCCCCCAGCACGCCCACCAGAGGCGCGAGAATCAGCATGATCATAATTACCTCAGTTAAAGCGAGCGGATCCCATAGGACTCAATGTGGTCAGACAGCGTGTCTTCTTTCTCGTACAGCATGGCTCTGCCAACCGCCATAATCAGCGCAACTGCACCGTCAATTTTGTTTTCCGCCTGCTCTTTGACGGGCTTCACCACATCATCGTTACCCGGAATGGTTTTGCCGACCACGTTGCCGATACACCAGGTCATGATGGGATTGCCATCATGATGAAAGCGCCCCGATTCAATTGCCGCTTCCAGCTCTTTCATCGGGTCGGACATGTTGGTGTAGTTCTGAATGATAGTGATGGGGTTCAGGTCTTCATCAGCAAGGTCATGTGACAACCCGGTCGCCCCGAAGGGGTCGATGGGTGACTCACTGACCGGACTGATTTTGTTCGCCGCTTTGGCCTCCTCGAGGATGTAGCGATAATCCACCTCCGCACCATCGGTAACGGTCAGAACGCCCATTTCCACCCATTTCTGAAAGCGTTCGGCTGTCCGTCGATCTTCATTTTTCTCGACGCTGTACACCGTGTCATACGGTACCCAGAAACGCGGGGCCACACTGTAGTAATGCGTTTTACCGTCAATCTCGCGGGTATAAAGTCGCGCCATGCTGTTCATATCCAGTTTACGCGCCAGGTCAAAGGCCAGAATGCACGGCTGCCCCTCGAACTGCTCAAGGGTCAGTGATTTATCCTCGCAGCTCTGCCAGCTCACCAGGTTGAAATACGCCGAACGCGCCGACACCCAGATATTGAGGTGTTTTGTTTTAAAGACGTTTGCCAGACGGGCGTTATTTTTCGCACGCTGCTGCTGACTTAACAAAAATTCGCGATAAACCGACACGCCAATATTTGGATTGGCTTTTTCCAGCACCTGCGGGTCGGTCCAGTCGTCACCTTCATCAACGGTATAGATGATCCCGAACAGTTCATCGTTAGGCACCGAGCCGTTGAGCATCTCGATGACTTCCCGCCGTTTGTCGTAGCACGGCCCCTCAATGTTGTACCCGGCGGTAGTGATAGCCCACATCAGTGGCTGACGTCGCGCCCCCATCCCGGTAAGCATCGTGGTGTAAAGCGCATCTGTGGCGTGCTCGTGATATTCATCCACCACCGCACAGTGGGGTGATGAACCATCACCGGGGTTACCGATCAGCGGTTCAAAACGCGCACCATCCTCCGGACGGTTCATGTTTGAGGCGTTAACCTCAATCCCGAACGCTTCCATCAGCATGGGTGTGCGTTTACACATCAGTCTTGCCGGACGAAAGACTTCCCATGCCTGTTTCTCCGTCGTGGCACCGGAATACACTTCCGCGCCGAACTCGTTATCACAGGCAAAACAATACAGGGCGACACCGGCAGAGATTGCCGATTTGCCGTTCTTACGGGGGATTTCGGTATACACCTCACGGAAGCGGCGCAGCCGGGAGCCTTTATTGACCCAGCCAAACGCGCAGCAGATCACAAAGAGCTGCCACGGCTCCAGCGTGATGGGCATCCTCTTAAATGCCCACTCACCCTTGGTGTGCGGCAACAGCTGAATAAATTTCGCGGCCCGTTCAGCCAGGTCCTTGTCGAAGCGGTAACGAAACGACTTACTTTTTTCCGCCATCAGGTCATCAAGATGGCGCTGGCAGGCCTGAATCACAAACTGGCAGGCAACAATCTTTCCGCGCACGACATCCCGGGCATACTGATTTGCAGCATTTACGTTGGGGTAAGATTTCCGGCTCATGATTCGATAATTTTCAGAAACGGGTTAGTGGCTTTCTTCTGCCCCGCCAGGCCAATCAGACGCTGGCGGCTGCTGGGGTCGAGTCCGAGCATTGCCCCCGTACTGCTCATCTCGGACTCCTGTTCTTTTTTGGCGGTCAGCTCCGGATTTTTGACCATGCCGCCCATTGCACCGGTGATGGTGTTGCCCTGTCTGGCAATATTTTTCACAGCACGTCGCCAGAACTCATAGGCCACGCACCACCGCTCAAGCACTGCGAGGTCAGTCACGCACAGCAGGCCCTGACCGCAGAGTTCTTTGGTTGTCAGTTGCCACATGATCGTGGCGAGAGGGAGCTCTTCTTCAGCGAACCACTCCGGTGGCTCAACACCTTTGATGGGCGTAAAAACAGGTTCATCTTTGTTCAGGGCTCGCTTGCCGGGGTTTCCGGCCAGCGCCTTGCGCGCCGTTGGCTTGGGGCGACACCCGGAACGCCCCGCCGTTCCAGCCATATGCGGCACTCCTGGTTAAATTTCATTTTTCGCGGGTATAAAAAAACGATGGGGCGGGCAGTCCGGAAGACGTCAGGCCGCAGGGATTTGACCCGCCCCTCCCCTCAGGAAGTTGAGAATCATTATCACTTCAACCGTTCACGGGCCGTCTTCGCCTTATGACACGGCCAGCACAGACTCTGCAGATTACAGTCGGCATCAGTGCCGCCATGCGCTTTAGGGATGATGTGGTCAACGGTTTTCGCTTCACGCACCACACCGGCACGCAGACATAACTGACATAAACCTTTGTCACGTTTCAGTACACGTTCACGGATAGCATCCCATTTCGAACCGTAGCCGCGCTGATGACGGGATTGTCCTGGCTTGTATTGCTTCCAGCCTTCGCTTTTGTGGCTTTCGCAGTAGCCTGACGGGTCAGTAGTGGTATGGCGGCAGCCGCGAACGCGGCAGGATTTTGGGATTCGTGGTGGCATTGAAGAAAACTCTTTGTAATAAGCATAAAAACCCCATATTGAATGGGGCTTGATGAATTACTGTCCTAAAGCACTTTTTGCCAATATTGAAGCAATTGAAGCAAACGTCGGATTTTCCAATAGCTTTTGCCAAAGGCTTTTAACCTCTGGATCATTGCAATGCTCTATAGCATCATGTAGTTGTTGAATGGTTATATTCTTTGTGATCGAATTATCATTACCGGCTTGAAAATCACCACCAGCATTAATAGCACCGTTAAACGTCAAATGGGTCGTAATCTGCTTCGGCTTCTCTTTTACATCCAATGCCTTCACTATCAATACCGCCAAATGTGAGTAGCCAGGGCAACCAACCTCGAGACTAATTTGCACCTCGTAATCAAGCACTTCAAATAGCCTTTCCCTGTCGACCATTTTTTGCACAATGATATCGCCGATATTAAATGGGCATAAGTCACTTTCAATAGGAATATACAATCGGCCTTTAGATGAGTCACGTTGACCATAATAGGTGGATGAATTAAAGGTAAAAGTATCTGGATAGAAAAATTGATCTGGTCTCATAATAATCCCTTTTGTGTTTTGTGGATATCTCCATTAATTAGACTATTACTTTATCTCTTTTCCCAAATACATACATTCAAAATTAAGAGCATTATCACAGATAATTTCGAAGCGATATTGCAATGCCTACCCATGACCTGTATTCAACGAATACGTATCAGAGGAATACCTTGTTCGTTATCTACATGACGATAAAAATATACATCAATTTTGATTATCAATGATTCTGATATCTGACTTATCCCTATTACATTGAGCCAACGCGGATAACAAACTTACATTCAAATCAAGACTTGCACCATACGTCAGTGGGTTGGGTATAAACGGTACAGGTGTATCAGAAGTCAAGCTGACTGGTAGTGGAGTCTTCGGAATGCTCACGTAAACTGTTCGCGTACTTCCGCAACCGGTCAGCAGCGGCAGCAGGCACAGGGCGTACAGCACAATCATCATCCGCAACAGCCACTTTGATATCAGCCTGGGTTCTCTGTGACTCCAGTGCGATCTGCTGTTTTGCATGCTGGTTAGCCTCCAGAACTGTATTGACGATTTGCAGTGATTGCAGGACGTTATTGGTAATAGCGGTTGCCGATTCGGCATTTTGTACAGCCTCATCAGCACGTTTCTTTTCGCGCTGGTATTTGCTGTGGTAGTGGTTAGCTGACCAGACGAGAGAACCGAATAAAGTCAGGAGGAAAGCAGAAATAACCAGCTTATAGCGAAGTTTCATTAACCACCCCGCCAGCTTCTTTGAATTTGGCAATCAGACTATCGATCTTGTGTTCATACTGACCGTAGCCAGCACCGGGCAATGAAGCCCAAATATTGCTGCAACGGTCGATTGCCTGACGAATATTGCCACGGTCAATCATCGGTAAAGCGCCACGCTCTTTAATCTGCTGCAGAGCTACAGCGTCCTGGCTTTCTGGAGAAAAATCTTTCAGGCCAAGCTGTTTACGGTAAGCATCCCACCAGCGTGAAAGAAGCTGGTAACGTCCGGCGGCTGTTGATTTGAGTTTGGGGTTTAGCGTGACAAGTTTGCGAGGGTGATCGGAGTAATCAGTGAACAGTTCACCACCAACAATAACATCATAACCGTGGTTACGTGTCGGTTGTCGCCCGTTATCCGTTCCTTCTGACCATGCCACCATATCGAGGAAAGCTTTACGCTGGGAATTTAGTACCTGCATAAATTACTCCTTAGAGCCACCAAACTTATTACCGATTACTCTCATTGCAGCCCCACGAATAGCATCGACACCGATCAGCCCCACCCCACCACCAATGGCAACAGAAAGCGATTTAGGCCATCCGACATACTCAAGAGCGGATGCAAAAGTCAGCGTCAGAGCGCCACAGAGTAGAATTTCGAGTGTTTTTCGCTTCCAGCCACCACCACCGCCAAAATAGGCAATGCGCAAGCCAGCCATAACGATCGACATAATCACTGCGCCCAGTGGTGTGTCTCCACGCCACCAGCTCTGGACCAACTCCAGCCAGGTATTTGGGTTATGAGGCATTTGTAGTTATCTCTCACCTCGCCGATACAGGAGGTGCAAATTGAGGGAGTACCACGAACCGCAAACCAGAAGCGGAAACGTAAAAGAAGCCGAGCCAATGGATAAGTACTAGATAGACCAAGCCCAACGAATACCAAGGCCCAGAAATGACAAAACCCGCTCGACGGCGGGTTTAAGCTGTGTGGCAAAGTAACCACTCTTAACACGATATAATACTTTTTGCGTACGCGTTAACTTTTTCTGTAGTATTTAGTGTAAGATTCTTCACAAGATAGATACTTTGGAGTACATGATGTAAAGTGCTGTATGCATAAACAGTACAAAGGATATCATGATGAACAAATTAGCACGCTTATTATTAACAGCCAGCTCAATTGCACCTGTTTGCGCAACTCTATTTTTTATTGGATATGTAAAAGATACGGTTTGGCTGATGCAATATAGCTTATGCGTTGGCATAGCAAGTTGGTTATTAGCAATAGGCCTGATTCAATATGCTGAGAAACAACTTGAACCTCTGACAAAAAATATTAGTTCAGTTTCTCCCGCTAACAAAGAAGTAACTAATTATTTCTTAAGCTATTTATTCCCTCTCCTAGGAACAGATTCTATTGCTGAAAATAAAGCATATGCGTTATTCTTTTATTTATCATTGTTATTTTACATCAGCTTTTCCGAGAACTATAACTTTAACCCAGTATTGTCACTTATCGGTTATAAATTTTACGAAGCTGAAGATGACACCGGCGTAGGTTTTGTATTGATTTCTAAATCAGTTATTACTGATATTAAAGATATCAAATTTACAGTTATTCAATTAACAGACTACACATTTCTACATGTTAAAGGATAATAACCATGGCACTTTTTGCAGTAATAGATAATACAATTGCAACGAGAATTGTTAGAGTCGAACTTGATGCAACAGCAAGTACTTCTGTTACGGCCATTTTCCAACAACAGCGTCAATATTTTGAAAGTCATCATAACAATATGATACCATTCTATGCCGGTTATACACCAAAACATAGTGAGTGTTTTGAAATACAAAACTTTACTGATTCTGCACGCCTGATTGACGCAGTCAATAGGCCTACCGCCGTGCCTATCTGGGATCCTAGCCAAATTGATATTGGTTATATTAAAGCATTATTTGTTGGTGTTGACGCGCCAGCAAACCCCAATATTATTGCACTACAAACTTTCAACAAAAAACAAATCTTAGATACCTCAAAATCATTCTTTGGAAAGCTTTTTGCAAGCAAAACTACCTTTAGTAAAGCTAATAGCATCGGTTTTAATGTTGATGATAAACTAGTTGCAATAATTATCAATGATACAATACGATTTAAGAGTTTCTTTAATCTAAGAAGCATTTTTGACATGTCGTCCTATTTTTCTGCTGCTACTGACCAAGAACTTAATGCATTTAGTCAACTTAGTGTATTTTCTACTCCCCAAGGTTTTGATCTAAAATCCGTTGCAGATACAGTGATAAGAAATAAAGTAACACTAATAAATCAGACTGGGATGCTAACACCCCAAAATATGTCAAAGTTTAAATCCGAAGCTGCTAAAGTTAATTTCCCCTTACAAACCATAATAGTTGGCGGTGTTGAGAAAATTGTCATGCCTTCATCAAAAAAAGAAATAAAAGCCCTTCTTGACTTTCTTGAGGAAGACATTTGGGTTTCTGGAATAAGTGGAAGACGCTTTAAATCGAATTCAAAGCGCCCAATATAACTAGAAGACAGTTAAGAATAGTTAACAGGCAAGAGTGCAAACAATGCCTTCAATGAAACCAAGCGATGTTTGCAACTCTTTCCTGATAGTCCCATCCGAACACTTTCTCTTCTTAGCAATGGCTCGCAATGAAATCCCTACCACAAAATGGGCTATAACTAACTCATACTCTTCTGGTTTGTACTTTCTTAATCTAGCTACGCACCCATCGATCATGAGCCCCTCATCATCATCACACTGAATCCGGGACTTTTTGCCATGAGGTAAAAGCCCCTTGAAGCCAGCGGCTACCGGTTGCCAGTCCACTCCGCTATTGTCTGAAGCAGCCCAAGCTCCCCAACGATCCATCACTTCATACATATCACGCATCAACTTTCTCCACAAAATCAGGCCAGTACGCCAATTGCCAGCGCACGATCGATAAAACGAAATATCAGCTCCAGCTGAGAGCCATACTTCTCTTCAAATGCCACGGTATCCGCATGCAGCTCGTCGTGATGCTTTCTGCACAAAGGCAACACAAAGAGGTCATGCGCTTTTGTACCCATTCCACCCTGACCGTGGCCTATCAGATGGTGGGGATCATCAGCAGGCTTTCCACAACATGCACACGGCTGTGTCTTAACCCAGCGCGTGTACTTTTCATTAACCCAGCGGCGGCTTTTTGGGCGTAACATAAAAGACTCCGGCGACTCCGGATCCACTTTCAGCGCCAGCACCTTTTTCGCTTTATCCTGGATGATGCTGGTGGCAGGAACCGAAGGCACAAGGTCACTTTCCCGGGTGACAGACGGCACAACAGGCTTCGGTAATCTCAGTGCCTTACGGGCTGCACTTTCCGGTAAGGCATCCGCCAGGTCATTACGAACCAGCCACCAGCACAGTTCCGGCATTGTCACAACGTGACTATCATCAAAACCGAGATCCCGACGCACAACAGACAATACCCAGCGGGCACAGTTATCCGTTGCCATTGATTCCAGCCGTTCCGTGAACTGATCGCGCAACTGGTTATCGCAGTGCCAGCACAGACGGATTGCGCCCGGCGCGTGCCGCATTGTGGTCATGTTCTCGCTGTGCCAGTCGGAATGAGGCCACTGACAGCCCTTTTCACGAAGTAACCAGCTTTCAAGACATTCCACGCCACCAGCACGACGGATCACTGCCTCATTGCGGAACACGCCCCGAACGGCAGGATCATCCGCCAGCGGTTGTGATACCGCCGGAACGGCACCACTGGCAAAAGATGAATAACGTTCCGGCTCAGGCTCCAGCAGGACACGCCCCTGCATAAACAGGGGCATCAGCTCTGAACCTGGCCTGAACAATACGATCCCCATACGCGGGGCAATTTCAGGAGTCAGTAGTGCTCTCACGGTCACCTCAATGAACGGTATCGAGCAGCTTTAACAGCTCAGGGAATCGGGATTCGAAGAAATGCGGCTGCGTCTCGCGCGGATTTGCGGGACTGGTGATGTTCTTGCCGAACATGCAGCCTTTCGCTGTCAGCGACCAGAATTTTTTGATGTTGTTAATCGCGGTACGGCTGTATCGTTCGCGCTGCTCGACGATCCCCAGCTTCACCATCTGGTGATATGCCTGATTAGCCGTCAGGCGGATACCATACTGTTTCAGCAGTGCACTCAGCGACAGCGTGGGGCGACTTGAGCCATCAGGCGCGTCAGCAGGAGCATCAATGGCATAGCGCGGTGCCAGATTCGGTAAGCCAACAGCCTCCTGGAGTTTCTGACAGGCACCAAGCACTGATGAGTTAGACAGGTTTAATTCCCGGCGCATAAAGTCCAGCAGAATCACGCCAGCCTGCATCTTGTCAGCAGCCTGTCCGGATAATTTTTCCGGTGCGCTGGTTACCATGTCGAAAGTACGGATCACCTTCAGATGGAATGACGGGCTTATCCACATTGCATAGGCATACACCAGTTCTTTGCAGACATACGTCCCCTGGTTATTTCCGCCACGAATAACGTTAACTGGCTCTATATTGACCGAGTTGCAAATCTGCAACTCGCTTATTAAACGTTCAGTTTGCTCATTGCGGAGCCAGAATGCAGGCTTATGCTTATCCAGAGAACCGGCAGCCCTGTGCAGATCGTTCAGGCTGTAACGACCATAAGCATCACGACGAACTTCAATACCATCAATGACCATCAGATTATTCATACTTCGTTTCTCCTCTTGATCAGGCGGCTGCACCCGCCGTTTTCTCGTACTTACTGATGGTGATCTCGACCTTCCCTTTCGGGATAACCGGTCCCCACTCCACCAGCATTCTTTTCACCTGTCTGTCGTCTTCCCACACACCCGCGTGGGTCAACGCGTCAAACAGCGCCTTGTTATAGTTGTCCAGATCGCGGATCCGGTTATCCGGAGGAAACAACACGATCTCCACTGAAGCAGGTGCCGACGTTGGTTTTGGCAGACGACGTAACTGCTCAACTATTGCTGCGCACGCCGCGCTCTGAAATTTTCGCCCCGCCGCGCTTATCAGGCTCTTACCAGCAAATGCCCCTTTGTTGGGGTGTCGCCAGTACGTGTTCACGCTGGGCGGGAAAGGCAGGATCAGCTTCATACTTTCAGGCCTCTCTCATGTAACCAGTGGGTTGCACGCAGCCTGGCGTTTTCCTCACCGGCAAGCAGTGAGCGGATAATCCCGACCGCCTCGCTGTCGTCGTCCTTCACCGCGGTATGAAGAGTGATACCCCGGGCCACGCCACGCTTTATCGTGATGACGCCTTTTTTCTCCAGTGCGCGAAGATGTTCCACCGCTGCATTCACTGAACGGTATCCCAGCATGGTTGCCACCTCCTGATTGGTTGGCGGGAAGCCACGTTCTTTCTGGTAAGAAATCAGCATATCCAGCACCTGCTGCTGGCATTGAGTTAACGTCGTCATGCCGCCATCTCCCTGACCAGTTTTTCCGCCTGCTGGCGAACCTGCGCCAGAAACGCCTCACCACATGCCTCAAGTTCATCGCGCCCGATGTAGCTGATTGCCGGTCCCTTCCAGGTCTTATCGAAAACAGCAATAGCACCAGCGAAGAAAGCGCCTGTCGGCACCTGCTTCTCGTCTTTCGGGATAAACCAGACAGGCAGTTCAAAACCAATACGCCCGCGAATAAAAGCAATATGATCTGCATCTTCCGGCCACCACACTTCGCTGGTGGCAGCTTTGATCAGGAAAACATAGCGCCCGCCTTTATCACGCATGGCACTGGCATGCTTCATGATGTAACGCATGCCGGTGATGTATTGCCCCTCATGCTGACTGGCGCGGCTGTATGGGGGATTACCAAAGGCAGCACCTTTAAGCTCCGCAAGACGTTCTGACCAGTCATGCGCCAGCGCGTTGTCTTCCGCCGTGTAATACGCGGCACATTTGGCGTTATCACCGTCAGTAAAAAGATCCAGAACAAACGGGCCAAACAGAGTGTTAATTCCCCAGAAAATGTTATCCGGCGTGCGCCACTGATCGCCCACTTCCTTCAGTTCATGGGCTGGTTTGTTCCGTAGTTCCACCAGCGCCTGGCAATATTTATTACTCATTAAGCCCCCACGTAATTCCCTGACAGATACCACTCATCACTCGATACAGCGCGCTTGCTGCTTTTCCGTAAACACTGCTCACGACGCGCCAGAAAATTGTTTCGTTCTGGCTGGGAGTGGCTTTCACGGAATGCCGCCATCCACACCGTTGCAGCACGACGGTATAAGCCCCTGGACTCCAGTTCTTCCGCCTGGCGGGTCAGGCACAAAATCACCCGGGGATCGTTAGTGCCGACATAGAAATTGCGCACAGGTCTGGTTTCACGAACTGGTTGTGGTTCCGGCTCCTGCGCTCTCTCAGTCAGGCGCGGGAAATGTCTGCGTGTATCTCCTTCACAACGGTGAGCCACACGCCCACTCTGACGTAACTTGCTTGCAGACTGCAGAACGCGCTGCCGTGAGTAACCTGCAAAAGCATCCGCAATGTCTCCGGAAGTACACCCCGGATGGGCTTCAATGAATTTCTGAACGTCATTTAACAGACTCATGATCACCCCCTGAATCCTGCCGGGATCTGGCTGTAGTCCACGTTGTCGTAACTGGATTTGAAGTACGGGTCTTCGCGTTTTTCGGTGTACGTGCTGACGGACGGTGATAAGCGCAGGGAAAGCTCATCCCATTTTTCCCGCAACTTCGACGGGCTGAGCACGTTACGGCACCAGAACGGATCGCGGCTGACGCGGCTGTACATCTCGCAGATTTGTTTGTGAGTACGACCATCCTGCACACACATCAGGCGAATTTCGTTTGCCCAGGCTGTCCAGTTCGGTTCTTTGGGACGAACCACCTCGCCGTCACATTCGGCGGCTTGCTCGTACAGGGCGATGATTTTTTTCCAGAGCCACTGTGCGCAGGTCAAATCATCCTGCGTTCCCCACTGGCGCTTTTTAGGGCTGAATACAACCGCATCAGGATGGCGAGTTAAAAAATCCTGTTCATCCGTCTGCGTGTCCGGTTGCGAAGCGTCCGGACGAGAAGGTTTTTTATCTGACGGATCATGTTTTGATTTTACTGACGGATCCCCGCCAGATTCTGACGGGTGAAAACCCGCTTTTTTGCCAGATTTCGACGCATCAAATTTTGACGGGTCAGATTTTGATGCGTCAGATTTTGACGGGTCAGAATCTGACAGTTGAGAAAATGCCGCTGCCTGAAGCTTCGCAACGTTAAGCTGATAAACATTCGACGCATTGCGGTTACCCTGGCGACGCGCCTTACGCGTTAACCAGCCTTCTGCTTCCAGCCGTGCGATAGCCGTCCTGACGGTACTCATCCCCGCGCCAATCTGACGGGCAATAGTTTCAATTGATGGCCAGCACACACCTTCGTCATTACTGAAATCAGCCAGGCGGGCCATAATTGCCACGCTGGATAATTTCATGCCTGATGCAGCGCAACCATCCCATACATAGCCGGTTAATTTAGTGCTCATGACCGACCTCTATTTCCCTGAATTTACGACGAAACTGTTCGAGCGGGCTGAAGCACTCATGCTCATAGCCTTCGCGGAGGTAGATAACTCGTTGTGTTTCCGGCTCCCAACGAATGACTCTGACGGGCACTCCGTAGTGATCTTTGAACCAGCGGTTAACTTGTCGCAAAGGACTGTCTCCTTCTGCCGGTTGAAATCACCCACAGCCCACTCAGCAAAGCTGTGGGTTACAATTTCCCTGTCACCTGGTACATTAACTGCATAGCAATACTCCACCTTCGCTTTTCCACCCGGTACAGGAAGCGCAATCAGTTGCGAGCGACGGTAGTGTGTTGTTAAACTGTTCATGCGTTAGTTTCTCCACAGTCACGACACGCCACGGCGCCCGGAGCTGCACACTCGCGGGCGTCATTACTTTCTGAAATGCAAAAGATTTTGTAGACCAGTGCTGCATGCTCCTGCAGCTTCGAAATTGAGAGATACAGCTCGTCGTTAATTGCTGTCTTCTCATGCGGTTCCACCACACCGTCTTCGATTGCCGAACGAATCTGTCTGGAATAACTGCCAATCTGTTCAATGACTTCCAGCAGGCGCTGGTTAATATCGGCGTTGTCCACATCCTCGACGTCAGGAAGAGACACAAAGACGCCATTTGCAGACTGCGCCACAGCGTCAGCAATGAAGTGAGTTCCACCAGCACGTTGCAAAATCATTGCCCATCCCAGCGGGAAAATCTGATCGCCATCGGCACGAAGGCGGTTAAATAATGCGTTTTCTGTTACATCCAGCCAGTCAGCTGCTTCAGCGTAACCACCCGGCAACGCTGCGATAGTTTTTCTGACAGCTTTCACGTACCACTCAGGCTGTTTTTCTACTTTCCAGTGATGCTTACCCACGGTTAGCCTCATCGTTCTGTGGTTTCTGTTAATCGATTTATCCATTAGATTTTTCATAAAGCTCAGGTTTAAATGGCAACCGTCCGCAAGTTCTATATGCAGCTTCTGCTGCACGTCCTTTTGGAATTAACTGGCCCGGACGGTTTCGCCACTGATAAACGGCTTCAGTTGTTATGCCGAAAAAAGCAGCAACTTTCTCAATACTGCCGAAGTAGCTTTCGATATCGTCAGTTGTCATACGCCCTCCAAACTAAGTTTTATTAGATGCTAATTACAAATCTATCTTTGGTCAATAAAAACTAAGATTACTTAGCAATTCAAGAAATGGTGCTCCTATGGAAACGGTTGGTCAGCGTATAAAAGCTCTGAGAAGAGTTACCGGAACGTCCCAGAAAGAATTGGGTAAATTTTGTGGAGTAAGCGACGTTGCTGTGGGGTACTGGGAGAAAGACATCAATACCCCTGGTGGGGAGGCACTTTCGAAATTAGCGAAGTTCTTCAATACGTCAATAGATTACATTCTTTATGGTGCTGAGTTTGAAGGCAAACTCGTCACAAACATGCGCAGAGTTCCTGTAATATCGTGGGTTCAGGCTGGGCAGTTTACTGAGTGCAGGGCAGCAGAAGTGTTTAGTGAAGTGGACAAGTGGGTAGATACATCATTAAAGATTGGTGATAACTCATTTGCATTAGAGGTTAAAGGTGACTCCATGACTAACCCTAATGGCCTCCCAACAATACCAGAAGGCGCAACAGTGATTGTAGATCCAGATGCAGAACCTCGTCATGGAAAAATAGTCATCGCTCGACTTGATGGAACAAACGAAGCTACAGTAAAAAAATTAGTCATCGATGGCCCTCAAAAGTTTTTAGTGCCATTAAATCCTCGGTATCCCAACATCCCTATCAATGGTAATTGCCTTATCATTGGTGTAGTCAAAGGAGTTCAATACGAACTCTAAGACCTCTCTTCTCTAACTAAGGCACCGAACTAAGAAAAGTTTGGTGTTTTCTCTTGCCATAATAACTAAGTTAAGTTAGATTTTATATCAAAGATAACGAACAGGCAGGACGCCCACGAAGTAGCCGCCTGGGGCATATGAAGTCCAGGATGATTCGTTGAGTCATGTTGTGCCACCAGGCACTCATGTTAAAGCAGGTGTATGAAATGAAAGTCCAGATTTTAAACAATAACTGTGAAGTCGTTTGGTCATACGACATAGCCGCCCCTGTAGATCAGAGCGGCGATAGCTGGACCAATGGGAAACATCAGATTATGGCTGGAGTTGTGTTCTCTTTACGCCGTGCTTTGGAACAGGCTGAAGTATTTCCATCAGACCCTGAATGGAAATGGCCTTTTTCTATTTGTCCAAATTCGGAGAGCACATTTCAGAAAATTGGTCAGAAAGTCGCACTCGAAGAGCATCAGCCAACTGTTTCCTGATTTTTTCAGGTAACTCGTCGGCATCGCAGAAACAACAACGCTCGATCATGTTGAAAGCCGATTCGTAGAACTGTTTCTGCTGAGTGTCGCTGAGACAGGAAAAGAGCGACGTTACGATGATTTTATTAATTGCATTATCAAGTTCTTTTTCATCAAAAGTCATTTGATTTTCCTTTTATGTATACGGGCTTAAAAGGATACCACCGAGCCTGAAGTGGTGAAAAGACAGGCACATAACAGCTAAGTATTTTCAACCAAAGAGAATCCTTAGCGTTGTGGTGAATGCGGCTCAGCGCACGCGGGTTAAGGTTGAGGCTGACAGTCGACCTTCTGTGGATACCCACCCGTCTGGTGTGCAACCTTCGCCAGGCACCGGGAGGCACCCGGCACCACAACTTTATGCTGTGTGTAGTCCTGGCGGTACCAGTTTGTACCCTTGCTTCCGGCTGGTACCGTCCTTTTTACAAAACAGAGAAGAGCATCACCGGACGACGGGCTCATAACCCAATCCATCCGGGCGGCTGCTACCGCAGGTGTTCTTCTCTGTTTTGTGGAGAAACTAATCGGCCTTGCAGGGTCGATATGATGAGGAGCAGCAAAATGGCTAGCGAACGCAGTACTGATGTGCAGGCATTTATCGGGGAGCTGGACGGCGGCGTATTTGAAACCAAAATCGGCGCAGTTCTCAGTGAAGTCGCTTCCGGTGTGATGAACACGAAAACCAAAGGTAAGGTCTCACTCAACCTGGAAATCGAACCATTTGATGAGAACCGTGTGAAAATCAAACACAAACTCTCATATGTTCGCCCGACTAACCGCGGGAAAATTTCCGAAGAAGACACCACCGAAACGCCGATGTATGTCAATCGCGGTGGTCGCCTGACTATTCTGCAGGAAGACCAGGGACAATTACTGACTCTTGCCGGTGAACCTGACGGAAAACTCCGCGCAGCAGGTCATTAATATCGTTCTTAATTAACTGATTATTTATCTCATCACTGAATATCTTTATATAGTGAGGACTTATTATGTCTCAGAACTTAGACGCAACCGCAATTAATCAAATCCATGCCCTTATTTCTGCTCAGGGTGTTAATGAAATTATCAGTAAGATTGGTGCCGATGCTGTGGCATTGCCTGAGAATTTCCGCATTCATGATCTGGAAAAATTTAATTTAAATCGCTTCCGTTTCCGTGGTGCGCTTTCCACTGCCAGCATCGATGACTTTACCCGTTATTCTAAAGATCTTGCAGATGAAGGCACCCGCTGCTTTATCGATGCTGATAATATGCGTGCCGTCAGTGTGCTTAACCTGGGTACTATTGATGAACCAGGTCACGCAGATAACACCGCCACTCTCAAACTGAAAAAGACAGCACCGTTCTCTGCTCTGTTGTCTGTTAATGGCGAGCGTAACTCCCAGAAATCACTGGCAGAATGGATTGAAGACTGGGCCGACTACCTTGTGGGCTTTGATGCTAATGGTGACACCATTCAGGCAACAAAAGCGGCTGCGGCGGTCCGTAAAATCACGATTGAAGCAAACCAGACCGCTGATTTTGAAGATAATGACTTCAGCGGCAAACGCTCCCTGATGGAGTCTGTCGAAGCGAAGACCAAAGACATTATGCCAGTGGCATTTGAATTTAAATGCATTCCGTTTGAAGGTCTGAAAGAACGTCCGTTTAAATTACGCCTCAGCATTATCACTGGCGATCGTCCGGTACTGGTTCTGCGCATTATTCAGCTGGAGGCGGTGCAGGAAGAAATGGCTAACGAATTTCGTGATCTGCTTGTTGAGAAATTCAAGGACAGCAAAGTAGAAACCTTTATTGGTACTTTCACCGCCTGATTTCATTACTGCAAATGCCCCTGCGGGGGCATTTATGGAAACGTAATTTACTCAATAATCGCCGGATGGTGAGGGATTCTTTTTACCAGAATTCAGCGCGGTGCAGCGCATATACGTGGAGAACAAAATGTCATTTATTAAAACTTTTTCCGGGAAGCATTTTTATTATGACAGGATAAATAAAGACGACATCGATATTAACGATATCGCGGTTTCCCTTTCAAATATCTGTCGCTTTGCCGGTCATCTTTCGCACTTCTACAGCGTCGCCCAACATGCGGTTCTTTGCAGCCAGCTGGTGCCGCAGGAATTTGCTTTTGAAGCGTTAATGCATGATGCAACAGAAGCGTATTGCCAGGACATTCCCACACCACTGAAACGCCTTCTTCCTGACTATAAACAAATGGAAGAAAAAATAGACTCCGTAATCCGTGAGAAATACGGATTACCCCCAGTTATGAGTACGCCCGTGAAATATGCCGATCTCATCATGCTGGCAACCGAACGCCGCGATCTCGGGCTTGATGATGGCTCTTTCTGGCCTGTACTGGAAGGCATCCCGGCAACAGAGATGTTCAACGTGATTCCACTGGCTCCAGGCCATGCCTACGGGATGTTTATGGAACGCTTTAACGAATTATCGGAGTTACACAAATGCGCATGAATGTTTTCGAAATGGAAGGGTTTCTGCGCGGGAAATGTGTACCGCGAGATCTGAAAGTGAATGAAACGGATGCTGAATACCTGGTGCGTAAATTTGATGCGCTTGAAGCTAAATGTGCAGCACTGGAAAACAAAGTAATACCAGTGTCAGCTGAACTGCCGCCAGCAAATGAAAGTGTTCTGTTATTTGATGCTAACGGAGAAGGCTGGCTGATTGGCTGGCGTTCTCTCTGGTACACATGGGGGCAAAAAGAAACCGGAGAATGGCAGTGGACATTTCAAGTCGGGGACCTTGAAAACGTCAATATCACTCACTGGGCAGTAATACCGAAAGCACCGGAGACTAAGAAATGAGCGTGATAAAAACTCATACAGGAATTGTTATCACCCGAGACGGTGAAAAGCGGATGAAATTACATTCCACTGAAACGTCCTGGGTTGCCGGACGTTGTGAATCCTACGACAAAAAGACTGGTTACCGTTGGGGTGCACCTAACATGCGTCGCCGTCTGCTACTGGACAGCATCAGGCCAATAAAACAGGTAGCAACCAGGGAACAAAATTAATTATCAGGACTGGAATTTGATATTACTGCCCGTGTGCAGCGGGCTAAGTGGAGAAACATATGCTGAACCTCGATTGTGTTCCAATCTCAACTTATTGCAAAGAAACTGGCGAAACTCCTGAAGCAATAAACAAACGTGTACAGCGCGGTGTTTGGCGTGAAGGTGTTCAGGTTTTAAAGGTTGAAGGCGTTAAGGAGAGGTGGATTGATCTTAGTGAGGTTGCAAAATGGGCCAGACAAAACTGCTCAAACTACCGCGCGGCGTAACAATCAGGAAACACCGCCAGGGCGAAACGATCAATATAACTTTCACCTACAAAGGAGTTAAATGTCGTGAGCCTCTTTCCAATCTGGAAGTAACACCAAAGAACATTAAATACGCTGAGCGCACACTCGGCGAAATTCATAATAAGATCGAAAGGGGAACATTCATTTATGCGGAATATTTTCCCCGTTCTGCTCGTTTGAAAATTTTTGGTAATGCTGCTGCAGGCAAAACGGTAAAAATGTACCTGGACGAATACCTTGAAATCTGCGAAACGAGGAAACTTTCACCATCCACGATCGGTGGTTATAAAAAATGCCGTAGTGCGTTAGCCTCACTTCACATTTGCCCTGCAAGTGAATTAACACCAGCAACCCTGAAAGCGTGGATTCAAAGCCAGAAAACGACCTTAAAAACCATTCGCAACCAGTTATCTTTCCTGCGGTCAGCACTTGATGAAGCCGTGACCGATGGGGTACTTCAAATTAACCCCGTATCGTTAGTAACAGCTTCGCGCTACCAAAGTGATAAGTCAGAAGCAGAAAGCAGCTACGTAGTTGATCCGCTATCACCAGCAGAAGTTGATGCATTACTAGCAGCAGCCGGAAACAAACAATGGGAAAATCTGTTCCGGTTCGCTATACATACAGGCCTGCGTAGTTCTGAATTATGTGCCCTTCGATGGCGTGATATCGACTTTGTTGGAAAAACTGCCCATGTCCAGAGCGCAAGTGTTGTCGGTGTTATCAAAGGGACAAAGACAAAAGCAGGTACTCGGAAAGTTGAACTGACAGAAGAGGCAATGTTGGCGCTGATAAATCAGAAGCCATTTACATTCATGAAGGATGCTACTGTCTTTGAAGATCCAAAGACCAATAAGCCTTGGGCAAGTGCTGATGCAATTAGGAAAAAAGCATGGGTGCCAACATTGCGAAAAGCAGGTATTCGTTACAGAAACCCATATCAAACCAGGCATACATTCGCCACCAGCCATATCAGCCGAGGAGCAAACCTGTTTTGGCTTGCAGCTCAAATGGGGCATAAAGGGCCGGAGATGCTTTTCAGGCACTATGGTTCGTATCTTAAAGAGTATGATAACTTTACATCGATAAATCATTTGCATAATCATAATTAATATTTAATAATCCCCGCATTTTTAAAATCGGGGATTTAAAGTTGATTACAATTACATTCGACAAACTAATCACCTACATATCTTCAGTTGGTACTTTCATTTCAGCAATTGCTGCATTATATGCAATATGGTTAACGATATTTCAAAGAAGGCTCTCTTATAAACCCAATTTAGTGATAGACACTTTAAATATCAAGATGAATGTTAACGATTTCAACGGTTTTCATGTTGATATCTTACAAGCCCCTACGCTTCCACAAACAAAATTTTCAAACATAGGATTGGGGGCGGCAATTTCACTTAGATATCATTGGGATTTTAATTATAAAAAAAACATAAATCTATATTTAGAGTTGTTTTCGAAAAAATTCAAAAAAGAAGATAAATCTTTTACAACCGACTCCCAGTATGGAATGTTCAAAATAATAAAAGAAAGAAAAGTATATATGTACAATACTTTATCGACACCTTACGATATTGATTTTTCGTTACCATATAGTATAGATAAGAAGTCAAAAAACATTTTTGTACCAACCGCGGCAATTGATATTCTATTGAATATAGCATATCTTTCACATAGACTTAAATTAGTCGGTTCTTCATCATTCACTGGTCCAAAATTAATTATTGAATATCAAGATATAGAGGGTAAAACTAAAAAAGTCACTTGGCAAACAAAATTGGAACGTGGAGTGGCACGTTTCAGTGGTGATAATATGGAGGCAGATTTTGCACTACGGTTTACACCTGTACCAGAGAAATGGACTACAAAAGGTCTAGAGAAGATACGCAAAAGCGCCGCAAACGCCATGTTCAGATAAATATATAATTAAAACAACAGGTTAATATTTTTCAGACACGGGTTCAACTCCCGCCAGCTCCACCAAATATTGATGTACTGAAGTTCAGTAAAGTCTACTAAGCCCGCACAGCACAAGCTCTGCGGGCTTTTTTACGTCTATTGTAGTCTAGTGAGAATTGCTGAGAACTACGAGTTATGGCACCCTGAATGGGACCCACGAAGATGGGTCCTAAAATCGAGGGTCCCAAACATGGCCAAAATCGCTAAGAAGCTCACTGACACTGAAATCAAAAGCACCAAACCTGCCGAAAAAGAGGTTAACCTTTTTGACGGCGATGGTTTGCTGTTGCGAATCGCTCCCCTGGCGAAGGGAGGGAAGAAAAATTGGTATTTCAGATATGCAGTGCCTGTGACCAAAAAGCGAACTAAGGTGAGCTTAGGAACCTATCCTCACCTTACACTTGCGAAGGCACGAGCTTTACGTGATGAATACTTGTCGTTGCTTACAAATGGTATAGACCCCCAAGTTCATAACAACCAAAAAGCCAATGCACTGAAAGATGCCACGGAACATACATTTCAAGCAGTAGCCAAGAAGTGGCTTGATGAGAAAGTCAAAACGTCAGGCATCTCCCAAGATCATGCTAACGACATCTGGCGAAGCCTAGAGAGAAATATCTTTTCCACATTGGGTGATACCCCAATTAAGGAGATTCGCCCTAAAATGCTTAAACAGCATTTAGAACCCATAGAAAAACGAGGTGTCCTTGAAACACTTCGCCGCATCATATCCCGCCTGAATGAAATTTTCCGCTATGCAGCAACAGAAGAACTCATAGAATTCAACCCGGCAGACAACCTGGGGCAACGGTTCAGCAAGCCAAAAAAACAGAATATGCCAGCATTACCCCCTTCCGAACTCCCTCGCTTCTTGGTTGCTCTAAACAATGCTTCTATCCGTTTGGAAACAAGGCTACTGATTGAGTGGCAACTTCTCACATGGGTTCGCCCAGGTGAAGCTGTTCGCACAAGATGGTCAGATATTGATATTGAAACTGGCATGTGGAACATCCCGGCGGAGTTTATGAAAATGAAGAAGCCTCACAAAGTTCCACTGAGCAAAGAAGCTTTGCGAGTTTTGGATTTAATGAAAGTCATCAGCGGGCATAGAGAGTGGGTGTTCCCCAGTATCAAAGCTCCACTCAATCACATGCATGAACAAACAGCTAATGCGGCCATAATCCGTATGGGTTTCGGAGGTGAGCTTGTAGCTCACGGTATGCGATCCATTGCTAGAACGGCTGCTGAGGAGTCTGGCAAGTTTAGGACTGATGTCTTAGAAGCCGCCCTTGCCCACTCGAAGAAAGATGAAATAATTGCAGCCTACAATCGTGCAGAGTATCTCACTGAACGGGTGGTTCTCATGCAATGGTGGAGTGACTATGTTTCGTCTCAAAAATGCAAAGTTATTGCCGCATAACTCTCCCATGATGGATTAACTATCTTGATTTAGTTAAAGAATTAATAATCACACCATTAACCTATGTGGACTAAGCATAGCCATTTACAAATGGGGACATTGAGTCCACATAACGAAAGCTGTCGGTCATATCAGCTAAATAATTCACATCTCTTCTCGATTATCATACACCTCGAAGATCTACCAAATTCGCTCTAATCAATGATAAAACAGTTGAATTCGGTTAAAATTTGATCAATTTTATCCACTACATTGTATTGAATCATCCATGAGGTTTCGTGCATGGCTAGCGAAAATGACAAAAATCATAGAGTTAGGGTCGCGCAGTACTTGAGGATGTCTACCGACCATCAGCAATATTCTTTACATAATCAGTCCGAATATATCAAAGATTATGCTGAAAAGAACAATATGGAAATCGCTTATACCTACGATGATTCAGGTAAGAGCGGAGTCAGTATCGTAGGCAGGCATTCTTTGCAGCAGTTACTTAGCGATGTAGAACAAAAGAAAATAGATATACAGGCTGTATTATTTTATGATGTGAGCCGTTTTGGTCGTTTTCAAAATAGTGATGAAGCGGCATATTATTCCTTTCTATTTGAGAGAAATGGTGTAGATCTTATATATTGTTCCGAACCTATACCCACTAAAGATTTCCCTTTAGAGTCCTCTGTTATACTGAATATAAAAAGATCTAGTGCTGCATATCACAGCAGGAATCTATCTGAAAAGGTATTTATAGGGCAAGTAAATTTAATAAAGCTTGGTTATCATCAAGGCGGTATGGCTGGTTATGGGCTGAGACGTCTTTTAGTAGACGAAAATGGCATAGCTAAAGAAATATTGAGTTTCCGCAAAAGAAAGAGTATTCAAACAGATAGGGTAATATTAATTCCGGGACCAAAAAATGAAATAAAAATTGTAAATAGAATATATGATCTCTTTATAGATAATAACGTCCCAGAATTCATTATTGCTGAGAGATTAAATGAACAGAACATACCTGCAGAAAATGGTACATTATGGACTCGTGCAAAAATACATCAAATTTTGACAAATGAAAAATATATTGGAAACAACATATATAACAAAACCTCATCTAAATTAAAAAGTAGGCTTGTAAAAAACCCCAAACATGAATGGGTTAGATGTGACAAGGCATATAAACCTATTATTTCAAAGAAAAAATACAATAAAGCTCAAGAAATAATTCAGCTCCGATCCATTCATTTGACTAATGAAGATCTATTAGAAAAACTAAAACAAAAATTAGAATCTAATGGAAAACTATCAGGCTTTATCATTGATGAAGATGATACAGGCCCTTCATCTTCTGTTTATAGAACCCGATTTGGTGGTCTTTTAAGAGCATATACTTTGATTGGTTATAAGCCAGAACATGATTACAGCTATCTCAAAATAAATGAAGCACTAAGATCATTTTACTCAGAGATAATTGAGGATTTTAAGGGTGAAATTTTAAAAAGCAACTGTCATATAGACGAGTATAAATATGCCCCAATGCTTTACATCAATGATGAGTTTTTAATTTCCGTCCTTGTTACTAAATGCATACATATGAAATCAGGTAAACTTAGATGGAAAGTCCGGTTTGATAACTCACAGAAAGCAGACATAACAATTGTTATACGAATGAATTCACAAAATATTTCACCTCTTGATTTTTATATCATACCAAAGATTGAAAACGAATATAATAAAATGTGCATGACGGAAACAAACAACATTCGATTAGATCTCTATAGATTTGATAATCTTGATAAACTTCTACAAATTATTACTCGCATGAAAGTGAGGGAACTATATGCTGCCTGAAAAAAATGAATTCCCAATAATTCAAATTGAGATTGCAAAAATAAAATTTCTTAACCCACGAACAAGAAATAAGGTAGTGCATGAAGAAATAAAGGAAAGCATAAAAAAAAGAGGATTAAGCAAGCCTATAAGCGTAAGAGCTATTGATGAAGGCGATTTCAAATATGCTTTAATTTGTGGTCAAGGGAGAATAGAGGCTCTCGTTGCATTAGGTGAAACTATTATTCCAGCAATTATAAGAGATGTATCAGAAGAAGATGCTTACGTTATGAGTTTAGTTGAAAACATTGCAAGGAGAAGACCACGTTCTAATGAGTTATTACAGGTGATTAAAGACATGAAAATCAGAGGACTTTCAGACTCCGAAATAAGTGAGATTACTGGATATTCATCGAACTGGGTGAGCAGTATTAATATGCTACTTGATAAGGGAGAGCATAAACTTCTCTCAGCAGTCGAACGGGGTAATTTGCCTCTGTATCTCGCAGTGCAATTTGCAAGATGTGAAACTGAGGAAGCACAAGATATTCTTACCGAAGCATATGATAAAAAATTAATAAAAAGTCGGGACATTATAAAGATAAAACACATTCTAAATCAAAGAACAGTTGGAAATAAAGGTGCAAAAGCAGCCGGATTTTATTATCACAAACCATCAAAAAGGATGACTGCAGAGGAGTTGATTGAGCTTTATGAAAATAGTATCGCTGAACATAAATCTGTTTATAACAACTCAAAATTCATAAAAACCAACCTACTAATAGTAAATGAGATTTTTAACATCATAATGATGAATAAAAGCTTTCAACATATACTTGAACAAGAGAATCTTTCAGAACTACCATCTCAGATATTAACCCCAGTAAACAAAGAGGTATTAAAATGA